TGGCTCAAACGTAGTGTTAGGTGTAGTTACTGCTGCCCAGTAGGCAGTGCCTTGTAGTATTGCCATGTTACTTTCCTTCTGTTGGTTTAAAAAATGTTATGTGGATGTTACCACAATTAATATTGGAATGCAACTTTATTTGTTGCCGTCCATATCTCCTTCCTTGACAAAGATACCATCTATCATCTTGCCCTTGCGATCCTTGATGTCATTGTAAGCATGATTTAAACAGCCAGTAACCGTCAAACCATTACGGACTATGATGTTGATTAACACAACCATGATGTCTCCAATGTCATCAATAGGTGACTGCTCCTTACAAATACTATCGGACAGTTCACCAACTTCCTGTATAAGTTTAAGCACTTGATCCTTGTCGCTCGAACCATGAATAAGGTTACGGGCTAAGTGCCATGAAACTACCTGCTGTATTGCATGTTTAATATGAACTTCTTCTTGCATCATTCGCTCTCCCCCATCTTATAAATGTTGCCGTGCATTGTAGCGTACTGCTCAATAGCATCTTCAACAGCACTACGCTCATTCCGATCTACAAACTGTAGACTTTCTGTTGCCGAAACAGGATACCCTATTGCTTGAACAAACGCCCTGAAATGCTCAAGAAGATCCTGTCTGTTCAAGTCCTGATCATAGATAGAGAACTCTACTGCTGCATCACTAGCTTCATCATCTAAAAAATCATACGGGTTCGCTTTTAAAACTATATAAGGCGTATCTCTAATCATCACTTCTTCCTCATGCTAACCACTGTGTCGTACTCAGTGCTGTCGATTATGAATTTAATTACAGCTTGCTCTCTGACATTATACATTGAACATGCTGTACTGAGTGGAACCTTTCCCTCTACTACATCTGTTGCGGCCTTCGCTGTTGCTATAGCTTCGGCACTAGGATTACCTGACATGCTTTCTGCAAACATACATCACCTCATGTTAATAAAAGTAATACAACTGTTAGGACATAGAAGATACCAAAGATCACAATGAATCTAGCGATCCTTACCTTCACGGGTGGTGCGGGATATTGCTCCAACACATTAGTCTTCACCCACTCTACCATCGCGGGGAAGATCCCGCTTAGAATTTCCTTTACTTTCTTGATCATCTTTTAACTCCTTAAATTTCTTTCTGAATATAGCATCGAAGTTACTGTTGAACTTGTCAGCATTAGTCTTACGTTGTCTATCTCCTTTGCCACCATGCGTAGCATTACTCATAGTTGCACCTACCTTGAAGGGATTTCAAGTTTCTTAGGTATCCATTCAAAGTGACCTGTCTTTGGCGAGAACCTAGCGCACTCAGTTTGAGCAGCATCATAACTCCAATTGTTCTGGACTGATATTGCCATCAGCATTGAACCACCCAACAGACCGAAAGAAAAGGCAATCACTGCTAAACCTATATTAAAATTAGATGTATCAGGCATCTTCATTCTCCTTAACTATTGCCGGATGTTCCCGCTGTAAGCGAAGCCAGTCTTCTCTGCTTGGAGAAGGTGGTGACAGACTAGAATCACTCACCATATGTAGATCAAAGTGTATACTGATCTCATCATACAGTGCTTCCATAGACTCTACCTCATCGCAGTTTGGCTCAAAGCCTTGTATTGATTCTAATGCCTGTGCATTGATCGAGACATCTCGTAACATCATATAGAAATAATCTTTACGTTCACTCATCATTAATCCTCTGGTAAGAAACACTGTCCAAATGTTATAACACAGAAAGGCAAACAAATTACTGCGCCTTCAAACTGTGCCGCCTCATACTTATCACTGTCTGCTATTGTAATCCATACTGCTCTGCTATCAGTAAACTCTAAGTCAATACCTACACCGTTCCGCAGATTGAAACTCAGGTGATAGTCTCCAAAGTTCTTAGTCATACTACTTTCCTTTTATTAAAGTTATTGATGTACTCACCAACAGTTAGGTCAGATGATTCTATTTTAGATGTAACTGCCACCCATTCCTTGACACTCCACTTAGCTTTCTCGCCTGCCACAATGTCTAGCACTGCATCTTGTAGCTGACTAGGTTTGTCTAGAATATAGCGCACCTTTCGATGCGCCAGTGAATCTATACTAAAAGGTTTCGAGGGTATCTGCATACTAAGCCGCCTTCATAAAGTAATTACTTTGAACAGCCTGACGTACTGTCTGCTGTCTGTCGTTCTGGATAGACGCAATGTTAGCTTGGCTTGTATCCCGCGAAGCACTTGCATGAGTTGACCAGTCAGTCAGTGCATTGTACACCGCCCAGTAGTTATGTCCAAGGCGTTTAGAATATACATTCTTATATATATTCCAGATGTATTCTAGTTGAAGGTTACGTCTAGGCATCTCAGCTATGCTACTTTCTATATGGACTTGGTTGTTCGTGCCGTCCAACAGACCTGACGTAGCCGTCCCACACTTCAACGCCTCTGCAAAGAACCTGAAGGCAGTCTCCATGTTGCAGTCTGTACCGTGCCACTTCTGCCAGAGGTCACGCTCATTGTGAAAGACCCCCAAAGACTTGGTGATAATCCTACCGCCCCGCTCAATGTCTAGTGACTGAGTGTGCTTGGCTTTATATACAGCCACCTCACCGCCCACAAATACCTGAAGATTAGTACACGCCATCTGTATTGCCGCCGCACTGATCATCAACGGCCATGTGCCATCGGTAGATGAGATAGATAACAGGCTCAGAGATGCGCTGTCACCGTCACTGGTGGTGTAGGTATGCTCTGGCAAAGTGTACTTGACGAACACACGCGCCCCGTTATGAGATGTCCTGATTGTTTCCTGCATGTTATTAATAGACAGGTCAGACCGCTCAATGATATTGCGGGTAACATCAATCAGATGCTTCGGTGCAACAGGTGCATACTTGTGGCCGTGAATACCTAACTCAGCCCCAGTATCGGTGCGATAGATAACAGACTTGGAGCTTTGATAGTTTACATACGCCCCCTCCCCTAGATTATACATCAAAGGCGTGACACCTATATCAAAGTCGGCTGATCCATAACCTCCATCTCTTATGGCTGTGAGTGCTGTGTTGTTTGCAAACATCGGTGTAATATTATTCATTTTGTATCTCCAAAAATTAAGTTTGATTTGAGGTTGACAACATTTGAACCTGCATTATAATCCTTATAAGGTTCCAAAGTCAACTAAGCTAATATTAGATCTTATGAGTAATCTTTATAAACATTCTCATAAGATCTAATCAAGGTTTAAAAGGACTTTAAAGTACCACTCAGCCCTCATCCTGCACCGCTTCTTCCTTGACTATCAACTCTGCTGACACAGGTGTTGTCTCAACCACCATGATCTCAGACTTGACATAGTTCTTACGCATCTTAGTGTCGTTGGCATACGCCTGCGCTTCTTCAGGACTAGCCGCAGGTATCGTTATATAATAGCCCAACAATTCAGACATAAGAACTTTGTAGTTATGTACTGGTTGATCTAAATCCATTGCTTTTTTCATGCTCCATACTCCTTATAGTCTGGATCTATTTTAGTTAGAGGTACTCGAAGCCATTTGTCCATAAGTATCTCTGACTCTGTACTCAGCTTCAGTGGCGTTGGTACTACCATCGGCGGTAACAACAGTTCATCTGTCATCTTACCGTAGCGATAGAGCCTAGCATTTATCCTGCCAATGCTTGTGCCACTGGCCTCTGAATACTCCCGCGAGTTATACCACTTGCCTGTTACTAACTTTGGATGAGTCCCAAAGAACTGCACCTTCCTAGCTGTTATCATTTGCTTCTCCTAAAAAAGTTATTATATAAAATAAACCACCGCGCTGTCCAATCTTATGCGCGTCTTCTAAAGTGTTGGCGTACTCCGTACACCCCTGCTCTGTCCAGTTGACTGCCCACATATCTAGTACCCCGCTGTTGTAGTGAATGTTAGGTTGCTTACTGCTTCATCAACTAGTCTACCTACCATGTCTTCTATTAAAGCTTCGTTATTCTCAGCACCACTATCATCTTGTAGTTCACTGACTCTAGCATTTAAAGTATCAATAGATTCCAATGCAGTGTTTAGCTTCCATTCTAATGTCGCAATTCTATTAGCATCCCGCACCGCTACTGTCTCGTTTCCATGCGCTCTTTCTTTTAGAGCATCAGCTTTCTCACTCAGCTTCCGAATAAAACTCTCTCGATAATTCACATCGACTTGAATTCTATCATCGAGATATTTCTTTATTACTACGTCTAGTTCCTGCATTAAGTTATTCATTTCACTTCTCCAATTTTAAGTTTGATTGCCCGCCTAACATTAATGCTTTTGGGTAAGGTTGAATCGCATAGTTTAACGATTTTATGTACATTTTCTTTTGTTTTTTACTGCAAACAAAAATAACATACCGATGTTTTGGACTCCTGTAAACCCTGTTTTGCTTGTCTCCTAAACTATGTCTACTATGCTTTCCGTTTGCGGACGCTTGGTCTGTCCTCCCTTTGGTTGTGCCTGTAAATAAAAAGTTAGTAGCTTGATACACTACGCCACAATGGTTCTGAGCGGTGTCGGCATAGCTAACTACTATTTTAGGTTTCGGTAACAGCTTTAGCGAGTTACTTATAAGGTAGCTTGCTTCGTTTTTCTCGTTGTTTATCAGCACTAACCTGTTTAACTCAATGACATCTTGTTTATATTCAACTCCGCAAATCCCTTTGCATAGAAAAGGTGACGCAGGTGATCCGTAAGTGACAATGCCAATGATTTTATTGTCTTTAAATAAACCATAAGCAAAAGAAATAGAAGGCATCCGTCCTGCATAATGCACGTTTAAAATTAAATCTTTTGTTTGCTCATAGGATATCTGTTTAATCTCTAAATCTTTCATGCTAATACCATTCCAATTTTAAGTTTAATCACCCGACTAACATCAATGCCTTGAGTGCTGACTCATATGACATAAACAATGGACTACCGTAATTGTCCTGACCCACGTAATAGCTATTAGCTATAGGTTCGTGAGCCGCCCAAGCTTCTTTACTTACACCATGCACATGATACATGGGTACTACCCTACCTTTGTCGTAAACTTGTACAAGATCAATTGACATCATGCTCATTTTAACACTCCAATATTTATAATAATTATAAGGATTCCCAGAGGGGAACTCTCAATCAAACAACCTGTACCAACTACGAAGTTCCTCTGGCGATATCACCTTAACTGACCTCATGTTAGGGCGTAGCCTTGGATGATCGCCGTACTCAGCTTTCACTTTAGCCTGTGCTTCCGCTAATGTGTCGGCCATCACGGTATTCCAACCGCCCGAATCAAAATGGAATATAAAATCTTTCATATCAATCTCTCCAATCTGGTGTGATAGTATCTATGGTGTAGCCTAGCTGTTCGATCAAGGCCAGTGCCTCCGGTGTTAATGTCTTGGTGCCTGCTATCTTGGCGAATGTCTCTGCGTTATTACACGCAGGATAGATAACCTTGCGCCCATAGCTATGCTTGACTGCAACCAGTATTGATTTGCTCATTTTAATACTCCAATATTATAATTAAATTATAATTCTAACCGCCAACTGCGATTAGGTTTGAGTTGACCACAAAACCAGTGGTATCCTTCTTTGCCCGTCCTTTTGCTGACAACCCTACCACCACATGCCCACCGCGCAGATTATCGAGGTCGCTTTTATCACCATCAATAACCTTGCGACCCATGAAATGCGTAGGCAGATCACCACTAAACACAACGGCCATTGGGTATCCGTCCGGCAATCTATCGACCTGCTTTTTATAGGTAGCTACGCCCGAATAGCTGAACATCAATTTATAATTGGCCGGAGTCTTACCGATTCTGTGGACTCGTTTTGTGTAGTCGTAAAAACTCAGGTCTGGAAACGCTTGCGGTATCCCAAAATTTTCCCATGCGATGTCGCTAATGGTATTCAGTCGCACCACACCTGCCGAACCCTTGCGCTTACAAAGTTTAGAAAAGTTGCCTAGCTCTTTTCGCAGTTGATTCAAGAAACCCGATGGGTCATCGTGAAACCAATCCGTCTTTGCCTTACGACCTGCCGCTACATTACTAAAAACACCCATGCCCGCAGTTACTAGGCATGCCTCCCGACATCCTGCCGCCTTGCTACCCGCGCAGATAATGTCATCTGGATAGAGCGACAATGACGCGACCCGCGTTGGGATCTTCTCAGCTTTTTGAGTCTTTGCAATTTTGGTATTGCTTGCACTAGTTGATAATAATTTCATGTTGTATTACTCCGATTAGTTATAATAATTATAAAAAAGTATCTAGATCACCTTCACCTGTAAATATCATACGCGCCATATAATAATCCCACTCTTCAGGGTAGTCGCTCTGATCGTGCGCGGCATTGATACCCGCTAGCTCATTGTCACTAACAACCCGATCAGCTTTGCAGACACTACCTGCACCCTCAATGCGCTGTCGCAGTATCTTGAAAACCATACAGCCTTGCAACTTAAAAGCATTCGCCGCTTGCATGTAATTCATGCCTTCCACATCGTGAAGCATGTCTTGTTCCCACGGTTCGCCACAATGGGCGCAGTAAATGTCAAACATAATTTTATTCCTTATAATAATTATAAATATTAATTAGGCGCTATATATCTTGCGCCCCGCGCTTTTAATTCCATGCCCGCATAATGGATTTCATCCATATACTGGCCCGCTTTTGGATTGTCCGGCATGGCCGAAATCGCCCGCTTACAATCTAAAATTATATAGCATAGAGTCTCATTTGAGACGCCCTCAAAGCGCCGCATCGTTTCCGCATGCCAGTTAATCATGATTCTAATGATCCCAATAATTTTATCTCAAGATCCCGCAGAGCGTCCAGAGCTTCCCTTATTGCGGGCGTATCGCGACCATACATTAGCAGGTCGCAGGCATAGTCACCAAGTTCGCCCACTCTATGCGCTAACGTGTGGATCTGCTGAACATGTCGCGCATGGTCGGCATCCAATAAAGCGTTTAATTTTTCATATTTCATAGAAAATACTCCGATTAGTTATAATAATTATAAATATTGGCCTTGAGTAGCCATAGAATAAAGCAAACCACCAAAAATAAAGGCAATTCCAACGCTAACAACAGCAATCCAAGCGACCGCCAGATAATGGGTGATATTTTTTCGTCTAGATTTGCGCATGTTAAATACTCCAAGTATTTTATAATAATTATAAGGCTTTAAAGCCTACCAATAAAACCCGCTAATGTATAACGGGCTATATGGTAGTCTTTTTATTGAGCGGATTCCGCATTAGTTATCAGGACATAGAGGGTGTATCGCAAGCCTTCAAGCGTTTTTTCATCGGACTCTTTGGCGATTAGCGCGTCCAGAATTTTGATTGACGACAACAATGCGATCTTATCAAACATGGGGGCGCTTTTTGCGGGTTTTTTCGCGGAGCTATCGGTTTCACCCGTACTTTCACCATCACCACTGCCAGTTCCGGCCTTCGAAGGTGAACTGTTACGCATTGGCGCGTCTTCCAGAATGCCTTCTTTGTTTATCCGCAATCCGGCAGGCTTCTCAATGCCATTAGTCATCCTGACTTTTTTAGACGCGATGCTGAGTTGTTGCTTAAATTTAGCAACTGCTTTAGGGCTATGCTTTATTTTATTAAAGAAATTTTCAAGAGCTTCTTTCGCATCTGAATTTTTATCATCTATCCACAATGTGCAAACTTCTGCAAGCGCCTCAGTCATTTTAGCATTGTTATTAATAGCAGTAATATATTTGGTTGCAAATGCCTTTTCGTTCAATATTAAAATAGTCATGTCGGTATTTCCTTTAAAGTTATTTAGATTTAAGTAAGTTGGGTAACAATAACACCTGTTTTATCAAAGTACAACTTTTTTGCAAAATAAAAGTAAATTAATTTTATAAGTAAATTATAAGACTTCAAAATCCCAATGTCGTTAATAGATAAGATGTCGCAAATAGATACGCCTACTCTTTATATAGGTAATTTTTTGGGTGGTTTTTGGGTGGTTTTTGGAATTGATAAATCGCCATAGAGCGGCCTAACATTGCGCTAGATTTAATTGCTCAAAAGAGGAGGCGTACTATCGGGGATTAGATAGTGGCTTAGAAAGGCTAATAGGTACATTGTGTTGGATTTGACAGCGATTGTGCCAATAGTTGAACTGGTTAAAAAATGATCAATTTCAGAGGTTTTAAAGATTGTCAATATAATTTTAATTAATCTTTGAAGTCTTTTTAGATTCTGGGGCTGTATTACATAACTCTATGAATTGTGGAGCCTTTATAGTTTAAAGCTATTAAACTTTAAAAGTCTTCGAAGTCCTACCAGTTTGTACACCAGTTGTCCAGACTTTTTAGACTTTAAAGTTTTTGTAGACTTTGAAGGGCGCATATGCTAGGGAATCTGACCTCCGCCTGTAAAACCCTTATAAAATGTAGGGCCTTTAGGGTGGGGCAGGTGGCCAGTACCCCTCCCCCCCATATATACACAATGTTATACATTTTGGGGGAAAAGGGGATGTATACCAGTTGGCGCGGCAGGCTTTAAAGTCTTTAAAGTGTCTCATCTATGTCAAAGCCCCATTGCAAGGCTAATCTACTTTATAGCAATTAGCCTTGCAAGGGGCTAATCGACTTATTAGGAATGAGTCCTTATTAGAATTGTTCCTAATACTATACAAAACCTATTATTAGAAACACTGAATAACAGTGGCTGGAATGACTATATAACCCCGGTGGGCTTAATATCTATTATACACCTGAAATCACGTTTTGTCAAGACATTTCGTATATTTATTTATACCTTTTTGGAATATAAAGCTTGACAAACCTGCAATACAGGTGTATAATAGAGTACATGACAAACAAAAAAGAATTAACAACAAAGCAGGAAGCTTTCCTTAGTTACTTAACTGAAGCAGGAGGTGATCCAAAAAGAGCAGCAGAGATGGCAGGATATGCTGTATCAAGCACGAATGCAGTTGTGAAGTCTTTGAAGACGGAGATCCTAGACCTAGCAACAAACATCTTGGCTCAGAGCGCCCCTAAAGCCGCTATGAAGCTCGTAGCAATAATGGATAGCTCAGAGCCTATACCGCAAGCAAACATGCGTATACAAGCAGCACAGACCATCTTAGACCGCGTAGGCTTGGGTAAAACAGATCGCCTCGATGTAACTGTCAATACCAATGGCGGTCTGTTTATTTTACCCGCTAAACAAGAAACCGTCATAGAAGGAAATTATGAGGAGATCTAGCAGTACTATTCCATTTGGTTATAAGCTAGACGAAGGTAACGTAGAGTTACTAACAGCAATACCAGAACAACTCGAACAACTAGACAAGATGATCGTAATGATCAAAGAGAAAACACTCAGTTTACGCGAAGCTGCGATATTCTTAGAACACAAGACAGGGCGAACTATTAGCCACATGGGTTTAAAGAAGATAGCAGACAAAAGATATGACTGAACAACTAGACTGGGAACTAAATCCCGACAACTACGCCAAAGATGAATCCGGAGAGTTTGTACTCAAAGTAGACGGTACACCGCGTAAGAAATCAGGACGCGCAAAAGGATCTAAAGGCCGTGGTTATACTTATCATTCTAGAACTAAAGCAAAGATGGACGCAACAAAGGCTGTCAGAGAAAAACAAAAGAAGCTCAAAGCAGCACAAGCTAAAGTAGAAAGCTACAAGAAGTCAATAAGCACCACCACCAAAACTTTAAACAAGTTAGACGGTACTGCTACTTCAAACATAACAGAGCAAGAAGATCTAAACAAGCTACCAAATGCTCTGGCAGACGAAGTAAAAGAAGACATAATCTTCAAGGCCAACGAAGGCCCACAGGAAGACTTCTTAGCAGCCGCAGAAACAGACGTTCTGTACGGTGGAGCAGCAGGGGGAGGTAAGTCCTATGCCATGCTCGTAGACCCGCTTAGATACGCTCACAGGCCCGCTCACAGGGGCCTAATCATAAGACGCTCTATGCCAGAACTTAGAGAGCTTATAGACAAGAGTAGAGAGTTGTACCCGAAAGCATTTCCGGGGTGTAGATATAAAGAAGTGGAGAAGCTTTGGAACTTCCCAAGTGGCGCTAAGATTGAGTTTGGCTTCTTGGAACGTGATGCAGATGTATATAGGTATCAGGGACAAGCATACAGTTGGATAGGATTTGATGAGATCACACACCTGCCCACAGAATTTGCTTGGAACTACTTAGCTTCAAGACTTCGTACCACTGATTCAGAGATTATCCCGTATATGCGTTGTACAGCAAATCCGGGCGGTACAGGAGCTACATGGGTTAAGAAGCGTTACATAGACCCCTCGCCACCCAACGCATCTTTTGAAGGCGCAGACGGTCTAACAAGAAAGTTCATACCTGCTAGATTGCAGGACAATCCGTTCTTAGCTCATGACGGAAGATACGAGAAGATGTTACAGGCTCTGCCGCCAACACAGCGACAACAGCTTTTAGACGGCAACTGGGACGTTGCAGAAGGTGCAGCATTCACAGAGTTTGTACCACAGCTACATGTTATCACACCGTTTGAGATTCCATTGCACTGGGAACGGGTCAAAGGAATAGATTACGGTTACGCTTCAGAGAGTGCTTGCGTTTGGGGAGCAGTAGACCCAAGTGACGGCACATTGATAATATACAGAGAGTTATACCAGAAAGGACTATTAGGTACAGAGCTTGCAAGCCTAATTACTAACATGGAGTTAGGAGATCCCTTCAGCGTCCAAGGAGTGCTTGATACAGCGTGTTGGAGTCGAACAGGTACTACAGGCCCAACAATCGGTGAAACGCTTCAGAGAGCCGGACACAAGCTCAGAAGAGCAGATAAGAACCGAATACAAGGCAAGATACAAATCCACGAATACTTAAAAGTCATGCAAAGCGGTAGGCCCAAAATACAGATACTGAACACATGCCCTAACCTGATACGCGAACTGCAAAGTATTCCTCTGGATAAACGCAACCCAGAAGATGTAGATACACATGCGCCTGACCATGCTTATGACGCACTTAGGTATTTGATTATGTCTAGGCCACGTATAAATGATACGTTGAATCAAATGCGACAATTTCATAGGGAGAGAATCTATTCTCCGATGGACTCAACTTTTGGATATTAAAAAAACTAAAAAAAACTAAAATAAAAAGAGGAAGAAATTATGTCAACAGCTACAGGTCAAGTAAACATCCGTAAAAACATTAACGATGGGGCAATAGCCTCAGACGTTCGTCTTCTGTCAGAGCGCGTTGGCGCACAAACAGAAGTAACTACAGCTACTATTGCAGTAACTGATGACACTCACACTGACGTTTCTTTTGTGCAACCTGCCGGAACAATCATCCGTAACTTGATTGCTATCCCTGCGGGTAACATTGTAACAGGCGGTAGTAGCGGCAATGACGTAGACTTTAGTCTGGGTACGGCTGCGGGTGGTGGGCAGATTATCGCTACTGAAGCTATTCTAGATGACGGTGGTGCTGCTGTAACTTGGGCTGCTAATGCTCCTTTGTATCTTATTAAAGATTCACACGGACATGCAGCTAACCAGTTTGTAACTACCTCTGTAACCGCAGGTGTTGTAGGTGGCCCCGCTACTTCAGAAGCTATTGTAATTGCAAGCACTTTGTACTCTGCTGCTAATCGTACACTACATGCTCGTTTAACTCCTATTGGAGCTGATCTAGCTACTGCTGCAACAACTGTTAAGTACATTGTTCAGTTCCAAGCACTATAAAACTAAGTACTACGCCTGCCTGATTCTTCGGATGACGGCAGGTTTTTCTGTATAATGTAGGGAAATTACATGGCTAACGAAAAAGACGGATTATTTGGAAACGCGGGTGAGATCTACTTTGAAGCTGTTGAGGGCGAAAGTGGTCTTGACTTAACTCTTGAGGAATCCATTCGTCTTCAGTTTGTAGGTTTAGTTCAAGATCGCTTTGCACAAGCAGAGTCAGCAAGAGAATCAGATGAAGCTAGATGGCTACAAGCCTATCACAACTTCCGTGGACTCTATGGTAAGAACGTAAAGTTCCGCGAGTCAGAAAAGTCTAGAGTATTTATCAAAGTTACAAAGACTAAAGTAATTGCAGCATTTGGTCAGTTAGTAGATGTAATGTTCGGAACAGGTAAGTTCCCTATTGGTGTTAAAGAAACAAAAATACCGGAAGGTGTGTCAACATATAGACACCTAGACATGGCTCCTAACATTGAAACAAGCGAACCAGAAGCCAAAGAACCAGAAACAGCAGAAGAAAAAGCACTAGACCCCTTTGACGTAGGCTACGAAGGTGACGGAAGAGTACTGAAAGCAGGAGCAACTTTCTCAACAGGTGAAAATGCTTTTGAAGACGCAATAAAAGAAGCAGAACTTGAATTTAAAGACGGTGTACATCCAAATCCACAAGTTTTAGAAATAGCTCCTGCTAAAGATGCAGCACGTTTAATGCAGAAACTTATACACGATCAGATCGAAGAGTCTAACGGGTCTTCTGAACTACGTAATGCGCTATTTGAATCTGCTTTGTTTGGTACAGGTATTGTTAAAGGCCCGTTTAACTTCAACAAAACACTTAGTCGTTGGGAAAAAGACGAAGAGACAGGCGAAAGAACGTACAATCCGCTATCTGTTCGTGTTCCGCGCATTGAGTTTGTTTCTATTTGGGATTTCTTTCCCGATCCCAATGCTACTACTATTGAAGAGTGCGAATACACGTTTCATAGACATAAATTAAACCGATCACAGCTTAGAAACCTAGCTAAACTTCCGCATTTTAGCAAAGATCAGATTCGTGAGTGCTTAACGATGGGATCAAACTACGTTGAGAAAGACTACGAGTCTGAATTGAAAGATGATCACCGCAATGAAGACTACGGCAGTGGTTTATTTGAAGTTTTAGAATACTGGGGAGTCATGGATGCTCAATACGCAAGAGAAGCAGGCATGGACATCCCTGATGAAGTGGATGACCTAGATGAAGTACAAGTTAATGCATGGATTAGTAATGGTAAGCTGTTACGTGGCGTTGTTAATCCATTTACTCCGTACAGACTCCCATACAATGCCTTTCCTTACGAGCGTAATCCTTATTCTTTCTTCGGTATTGGCGTTGCTGAAAATATGGATGACTCTCAACAGATAATGAACGGACACGCACGTATGGCAATAGACAACCTAGCGTTGTCAGGCTCTATAGTCTTTGACGTAGACGAGTCTGCTTTAGTTGGCGGGCAGTCAATGGAAATATATCCCGGAAAAGTCTTTAGGCGACAGTCAGGAATGCAAGGTCAGTCAATACACGGCTTAAAGTTCCCTAACACTACGCAAGAAAACTTACAAATGTTTGATAAGTTCCGTCAGCTTGCAGATGAGCAGACCGGAATACCTAGTTACTCGCATGGACAGACAGGCGTACAGAGCATGACTCGTACAGCGTCAGGTATGTCGATGCTTCTAGGTGCAGCAAGTCTTAATATTAAAACAGTTGTTAAGAACGTAGATGATTTCTTGTTGAAGCCTTTAGGTAAAGCTTATTACCAGTGGAACATGCAGTTCTTTGAAGGCGAATTAGATATTGAAGGCGATTTAGAAATTAACGCAATGGGTACTAACAGCCTAATGCAAAAAGAAGTTCGTAGTCAGCGTTTGACCATGTTCTTACAAACCGCACAGAACCCCGCTATTGCACCGTTTGTTAAAATCTCTAAGATTGTTAGTGAACTTGCATACAGTTTAGACTTAGATCCTGATGAGATACTCAACGATCCTGAAGAAGCTGCAATCATGGCACAGATCATAGGAGCGCAAAATGTTGGACAAGCAAATGGCAGCGAGGTTGTCACCCCTGACGAGCAACAAGGAGCTATGGGAGGCGCTCAAGGAGCATCTCAACAACCTCAAGGACTTGGAGCTACAGGGACTGGCGGTGGCAACATTGGAACTGGAAGTGTTCCGCAAGCAGGGGAAAGTGAGTTCTCTGGTTAATTTAATGCAGCTTAAAGACCAAGTTGGCGAAGCTAAACAACGAACAGAAGGTTCTTAATTATGAATAAAATGTATAACATGGGTGGCGAAACCGCTGACGATAAGCGTTACAGAATGCAAATGCAAAAGAAGCGCGGCTCGTATGACGAAGGTGGTGGAGCTGAAATGTCTGATGTTGATAAGTTTATAAAATTAAACGCTGATTTAGACGCAGCCCAACAAAAATACAAAGGCAATTCTGAAGCTTTAGAAAACGTAGCTCGACATCGCCGTGATATTGAAAATAGTTTTAGCTCAGAAACCCGCGCCGAAGCGTTTCAAAAAATGGATGCAGATGCAGAAGCCCTTGATTCAAGTGAACGAAGAAACAAGCAACAGACTATTCAAGATTCTGGTGCGGGTCTTCTTGAAGAAGTTCGCAACCGCAGGAGCATGGGCGGTGAAATGGATGACCGTGAAGGCTACGCTTCTGGCGTTTCACTTGTTAACTATTTTATTAAGTCTAAAGAAGGCCAAAGCATTATAAAAGATCTAGTAAAAGGCGTAGATAAGCCTCTTAAAGCTGATGCTAGAGTGGCTAAAGTTCTCACAGACGACTACGATTCGGTTGATTTGCAAAGAATGGCTGAAGCTTTAGCAACAACTGTACAGGCAAATACAAAATACAGTGCTGACGGTGTAGCTTCTTTAACAACAAACAAGTCAAATATTGTAAACGAAGCAGCCAATCAAGCTAATATAGGAATCAGTGGGACTAGCCTTAAAACAATAAGCCCTCAAGCTTTAGAAACTATGCTATATTTAAACAATCAAGGAGCAGGGGGAGGCAAGTCTAAAGGGATTTTAAATACTATTGTTCAGTTTAAAAGAGCCTTAACAGAAAAACCAAGTTTAATGTCTGGGTATACTCCTGATATTTCATCAACTGGAAAAGGAAAAAAAGCAGTAGGGCAAGGAATTGTAGCAGGAACAGGAGTAGGAATTGTAGCAGGAGCAGGTGGAGTATTGCTTTTTGCAGACGAAGACAAAACTGAAAAATCAGTTGAAGCTCCAATGTCAGAAGAAATTGAAAAAGATGCAAAAACTTTAGAAGCCGAAAACTTTGATAGGGTATTCAGTAAAAAAATAAAAAATGCTGAAAAAGGACAGACTTCATATATGTATAAGCCTTTAGATCCAGACGCGCCTGAAAGAGAAATTGCACTTGAACTTGAAGCGGGAGACACTAAGCTAGTTCCAAAAAACAAAGGCGGCATGATGAAGTACGCTGAAGGCTCTATGCTTATGCCACCCGAAATGGAAATGGAAGAAGACATGCCTGAAGATACCTACGACAACATCCCAGAAGATGAGATGGATGCTGTAGAAGCTTCACAGCTTCCAGACTCAGAAATGGAAGAGGACTACACAGGCTATGTATTAGGGCAGTCTTTAGACACAGAAGAACAAGATTATTTAATGGGCGTTCTAGAAACAGACGAGCGTTTAAGTGGCATCTTTGACAAGGTTATGGATGTTGCAGGAGAATTTGCCGGAGAAGGAGCCGTAGAAGGCCCCGGAACTGGCACATCAGATTCGATACCCGCAAGGTTGTCGGATGGTGAATTTGTTTTCACCAAGAAAGCCACCGATCAAATGGGTGCGGATCAGCTACAAACTATGATGGACGATGCTGAACGTGCTTATGATGGTGGTTACATGAAGAAAGCATTCGGAGGTTTAACTAGCGAAGACGATATAAAAATGTCTTCTTATGACAGTGATGACGAAGTTAAGAAACAAATGGTCACTGCTAACCGGATGCCAAGCGTAAGATAACGATAAAGCCACTTTATTAATTTAAACCCTTTATCACAAAATATAATCCAGAGGCCACCTTGAAGTATCAAGACCCTATATTACAAACGCGAGTAATATAGCCACCTTGAAAGACTAGCAAGCCCCAAAAGGAGAGTGACAAGATGAGTAATGTAACAGAACAACTTGATGAACCCGAAGCCAATCCATACAATTCTCGAAAGGCGTGGCACACAGAAGACGCCCCCAGTCGAGGATCAGCAGATGGGCTATACCAAGAAGAGACACCTAAGAAGGCTACCCGCAAAGCGGCCCCTGAAGAGGAAGCTCAGACAGGTACTACAAATTATAAGAAACGATACGATGATCTAAAGAAACATTACGATCAGAAAATTGCAGACTTTAAGCAGAAAGAACTACAACTTACAGCAGCGGCAACAGAAACGCAACCTGCGTATGCCCCGCCTAAGTCAGCCGAAGATCTTGAAAACTTTCGTGAGCAATATCCTGATCTATATGAAACCGTAGAAACTGTTGCACACTTACAAAGTGAACAACAAATGCAAGCTTTAAAAACTAAAATGTCTGTTCTTGAAGAACGAGAATTAAACATACAGCGAAAAGAAGCTGAATCTACACTACGCTCACGGCATCCTGATTTTGAGGATATACGAGGCGATGATAAGTTCCACGAATGGGCTAAAGAACAACCTGAAGTAATTCAAGGTTGGATCTATGAAAACCCAGACAATGTTAATTTAGCAGTCAAAGCTATTGATCTTTATAAAATGGAGAACGGCATCAAGACAAGTAAGAAGCAAAAACCGTCTAAGTCACAATCTTCCAACTCTTCAGCAGCAGATATGGTATCTACAAGAACTACTCGCGTAGATTCTAAGCAGCCAAAGATTTGGACACAACGGGAAATTGCAGCTTTGTCTATACAACAATATGATAAGTTTGAACAAGAAATTGATTTAGCTATCATGGAAGGCAGAGTGCAGTAACTACTTATTGTCTTTTTTTAGGAGTAACACAACATGGCTTTTAACCAATCGGACGCTCTATTTGAGCAAGGCACAGACACTAACGGTAACTTCGGTAACTCAGTAGCTGGCCAAACTAACAGTTTCTTTCTTCCTTCGATTTACTCGAAGAAAGTTCTTAACTTCTTTCGCAAAGCTTCTGTAGCTGAAGCAATTACCAACACTGATTACAGTGGTGAAATTTCGTCTTTTGGTGATTCTGTAAAGGTTATCAAAGAACCAGTAATTACTGTTTATCAGTATGAGCGTGGTGCAGACGTAACTCAAACTAAGCTAACTGACCAAGAAATTACTTTGGTTGTTGACGTAGCCAACGCATTTAAATTCATCGTTGATGATATTGAAACTGCAATGTCTCACGTTAACTTTAAAGAAGTTGCTGCTTCTTCTGCTGCTTACGCATTGAAAGATGCTTTTGACGCAGGTGTAATTGCGAAGATGATCGCGGGCGTTTCAGCTTCAAGCCCTAACCACATCCTTGGTAGCGACAGTGCTACTGACCTAGCCGCCGGAACTTTTGACGGTACTGGTAACTTGGATATTGGTTTTGGAACTAATGAGCATGATCCTCTTGATCTTATGGCGTACATGGCCCGTCTTCTTGACGAGCAAAGCATTCCAGAAGAAGGTCGTTGGTTCTTGGCTCCACCTAGCTTTTACGAGCAGTTGTCTCAGTCTAGCTCTAAGCTAATGTCTGTAGACTTCAACGCAGGCCAAGGCTCTATCCGTAACGGTCTAGTATCATCTGGCAAGCTACGCGGCTTTGACATGTACAAGTCTAACAACATTGCTACTCCAAGCAATGCTGCGGGTCAAGTACTGTCTGGTCACATTAGCTCCACTGCAACTGCACAGACTATCACAAGCACTGAGGTCATCCGTGATCCAGATAGCTTCGGTGACATCTGTCGTGGTCTGCACGTATATGGTGCTAAAGTATTACGTCCTGAAGCAATGGTTTCAGCGTTCTACGGTATCGACTAAGTAAGTAACTAGAGATGGGGGTGTAAAAGCCCCCTGATCTTTATAAGAGGTATTTATGCCACTAGTAGGAAGCGACAACAAGCCTGTAATGATTAAAGGAAACAGCAAGAAAAGAATTCTTGGAGACACAGGTAACTGGTACAAGCCAGAGAATAAAAAAAAATACGAAGATAACTGGGACGCTATTTTCGGAAAGAAAGAAACTGAAACTAAATCAAAGGCGCAATAATTTATGGCAACAACCTACCTTGAATTAACTAATGAGCTTCTACGAGAACTCAATGAAGTTGCCCTTACATCAACAACTTTCGCAGGCGCGTTAGGTGTTCAACAACATGTCAAAGACTCAGTAAACCGCGCTTACTTTGATATTATAACTGAAGAACCACAATGGCCTTTTCTAGCTTCGGCAGAAAGTGGTGAGACAGATCCCATGTACGGCAACGTATATGTTGAGACTGTTGCAGGCACAAGATTTTATGAACTAAAACCCGCTAGTTCAAACATTACAACGGATTTTAGTTCAATAGACTGGGACAACTTCTACATGACCACCGTAGGTGTCTCAGGTGAAGTAGCTCCTTATGTAGCTAGAAACTTACGCTTTATGACTATAGAAGCTTGGAAAGACTTTCGCAGAATTTCGGAGAACTTAGATGATGCAGACTCTCAACAATTTGGTGTACCTAACGCTGTTATACGTAGCCCTGACTCTCGCAAATTTGGACTCAGTCCCATTCCTGACAAGGTCTACCGCGTCTGGTTCTACGCTTGGGATCTTCCTTCAAGACTCTCTGGACACGGAGACACTATAGTTTTTCCAGATTTGTATACGGGCGTTCTACAAGCTAGAGCTAGGTACTACATCTGGCAGTTTAAAGATAACCCGCAAGCAGCAGCTTTTGCACTAGAAGATTATAGAAAAGGTTTACGTAGCATGCGCTCTAATCTTATTGAGCCAGTACCTGCGGATATTAAAGATGACCGGATGAGGTTCGTTTAATGGCTGCTTCACAACCCTTTGGTATTTCATGCAGAGGTGGTTTAAATACTAACCTTAATCAACTTGAAATGCTCGCACAGCCCGGAGTTGCTACAGAGTTATTAAACTTTGAAGTTAATCCAGATGGCGGGTACAGACGTATAAACGGTTACTCAGCTTTTGGTGATACTCGACCTAACGGTGGTAATCGTATTCTTGGTGTGCAAGTATATGCAGACGGAGTAATTATTTGTAGTGGCGTTGGAATTTTCTTTAGTCAAGATGGCGAAACTACTTGGTTACAGATTAACAAAGCAAGCGTTGCAAGTGGAGGAGATAACTTCTCAACTTTTTCAGGCCGCAGTGCAGACGATAGAACTGCACAAGCTCAAACATCTTTTGCAGTATTTGAAGGAAACACCGATTACGGCTCAGTTGTTATTACTGACGGAGTTAATAAGCCTTTTCTTTTTAAAATGACAGGAACAGGAACTTTAGCTAACCGTACATTTTTTGCAGAAGAAGTAACTGTTAGCGGGACAACAGCACCGACCACATGCGCTATACATAATAATCACTTAGTTGTAGCAGGCGCACCAACCGCAAAAAACACAATCTTTTATAGCTCAACACTTGATCCATCTAGTTTTTCTGGTTCAGGTGCAGGCAGCATCTTATTGCCAGACCAAGTAGTAGGCATCAAAAGCTTTCGTGATGACTTAATTATCTTTTGTCGCAATAGCATACACAAGCTTATCAACATTACTAGTTCTTCTAACATTGCAATTGTTCCAGTTACTAAAAACGTAGGTTGCTTGAGTTCACATAGCATCCAAGAGATTGGCGGTGACTTGGTGTTTCTTTCACCGGATGGCATACGTTCAGTAGCAGGTACAGCACGTATTGGTGACGTTGAATTAGGATCAGTAAGTCGGCAAATACAGTCTGTAATATCTACACTTGCAAAGTCTGTAAATACTTTTACGCTTGCTAGTACAGTACTCCGAAGCAAATCACAATACAGATTATTTTTTAGTCAGGTTGGTGGTGCTTCGTCTATTGCGCTTGGAATTATAGGAACATTAACACCTAACGGTTTTGAATGGTCTGAAACAAAAGGAATACAAGCAACAGGTCTAACATCGGGCTTTAACAAAGATGGCGTGGAAAAAACATTTCACGGAGATAGCAAAGGCTATGTTTATAACCATGACTCAGGCAATGCATTTTCTGATGATGGAACAGCTTTTAATATTTCAGCAAAATATAGCACACCCAATTATGATTTTGGAGACATTGGAACTCGAAAGACTTTGTACTACGTTAAAATATCTGTGTCTCCTGAAGGCCAGATACTTCCGTTTCTAAGACTTCGATATGATTACGAAGACTTAGACATTCCTCAACCTGCACCATATCCCGTAGTAGGAATTCCAATTCCTTCTTCTTTTGGAAACGTAGCGTTTGCAGCATCAACATTTGGCGGCAGTAAAGATCCAATGTTTAGACAAGCAGTAGAAGGAAGTGGACACGTAACAAACTTTAGAATTACCAGTGATGACCAAAACGCACCCTATGCAATTAACGGCTTGTACGTTGATTACGTCCCATCAGGCAGGAGATAACCAGACATGGCAGGATCAAGTTATACTAGACAAAGCACACTTACAGATGGCGATACAATCACCGCTGCACTTTTTAATGACGAATACAATAAACTTGTATCTGCGTTTGCATACACTTCTACTGGAACTACCGGACACCAACATGACGGTGGAGCAGGAGAAGGTGGTAACATTGAAATTATTGGCGATCAAGATTTCTTAAACAAGCTTGTAGTCGATACCACTAACAACCGTTGGGGATTTTTTGTACAGGTAAGCAGTGCAGCAGTAGAACAGATTCGCATCCAAGACGGTGCAATTGTTCCTGTAACTGATTCAGACATTGACTTAGGTACTAGCTCTTTAGAGTTTAAGGACGGCTTCTTTGACGGAACTATCCATGTAGATACACTAGACGTAGATGCTAACGCAACCATTGCAGGCACTCTAGGCGTAACAGGCAACACAACTGTTGGTGGCACACTAGGTATAACAGGCAACACAACTATCGGTGGAACTCTTGTAGTCACTGGTACTACAACACTTAATGGCGGTACGCTTACTCTAGGTGACGCAGCAAGTGATAATGTTGTATTCGGTGCAGATGTAAATAGTAATATTATCCCTAACACTGACAGTGCATTTGATCTTGGAAGCTCTGGACAAGAGTGGCGTGATCTTTACTTAGACGGTACAGCACACATAGATACACTAGATGTAGATGTGAACGCAACCATTGCAGGTACACTTGGTGTTACGGGTGTGTTGACTGCTTCTTCTTTAGACATTTCTGGAGATATAGACGTAGACGGCACTACAAACCTTGATGTTGTTGATATTGACGGAGCTGTTGACATGGCTACAACGCTTGCAGTTGCAGGCAACGTAGATTTTAATGGCGATTTAGATGTAGACGGCACTACAAACTTAGATGTTGTTGACATTGATGGTGCTGTAAACATGGCGACCACTGCACTCGTTACAGGCGTATTAACCACAACCGCTGCTACTGTGTTTAATGGTGGCTTTGCTTCTAATGCTGATTCTACTCTTGGCACTGATAAAAAAGTCCAGTTCAGAGACTCAGCAATCTACATTAACTCTAGTGCTGATGGACAACTAGACATAGTAGCTGACACAGAAATTCAAATAGCTGCAACTACAATTGATATTAACGGAGCTATCAATGCAAGCGGTGAGATAATCGCTGCATCTCTAGACATCTCAGGTAACGTAGATATTGACGGAACTACTAACCTTGACGTTGTGGATATTGACGGTGCGGTTGATATGGCTTCTACGCTGACTGTTGCAGGTGTTCTAACAGGAGCTTCTTTAGACATCTCTGGCGATATAGATATTGACGGAACTACCAACCTTGACGTTGTGGATATTGATGGCGCAGTTGACATGGCTTCTACACTGACTGTTGCAGGAGTCCTAACAGGTGCTTCCTTAGACATTTCAGGCGATATAGATATTGACGGCACGACTAACCTAGACGTTTTAGATGTTGACGGTGCATCTAACTTTGCAGCAGATGTCACCTTTGCTACGGGTGCAGACATCATCACGGCTTCAGCAGGAACAAGTAACTTCCGCGCAGGCGTAAACGCAGGTAACAGCATTGCAAGCGGTGGTAATTATAATGTGGTCGTGGGCGATGAAGCAGGTACTGCGATTACTACTGGTGATTTTAATGTTGCGGTTGGTACTTTCACTTTAGAGGCAGATACTTTAGGCGCTCGCTCTACTGCTATTGGATATGGTAGTTTGAGGACACAAAATTTCACATCTGCTACCGATGCCTACAACACAGCAGTGGGTTTTGCCGCAGGAGCCGCAGTAACCGCAGGCGTTCAAAACACCCTCATCGGTGGTCTTGCAGGTGATGTCCTGACTACTGGCTCTTCTAATGTAGCATTAGGGCAATCTGCATTAGGGTCGGATGTAGCAGGAGCCAGAACTACTGCCATAGGTTATCAAGCCTTAACTTCTCAAAGTTTTTCTTCAGGAACTTATAGCTACAATACAGCATTAGGCTATAACGCAGGAGCCGCAGTAACCACAGGCAAAGAAAACACCCTAATTGGTGCTCAAGCGGGTGATTCGATTACAACTGGCTCTTCTAATGTTGCAGTAGGACAAGGCTCTTTAGACGCGAACACCACCGCTAATAACAATACCGCAGTTGGACATGACTCTATGAAGTCTAATACAACTGGTGCAGAAAATACGGCAGTGGGCAAAGGTGCTTTAAATGGGAACACTACAGCTTCAAACAACACAGCAGTGGGCAGAAGTGCTTTATTAGCAAACACCACGGGCACAAGAAACAACGCAGTAGGAGCCTTAGCTTTAGACGCAAACACTACAGGTAATTACAACAATTCTTTTGGCTACGCTTCGTTAAGCCAAAACACCACAGGGTCTAATAACCTCGCACTAGGAGATGCCGCTTTAAATGCTAATACAACAGGCACATACAACGTAGCCGTTGGTGATCAAGCAGGTCTATCAGTAACCACAGGCGTTCAAAACACCATCGTGGGCGCACTAGCCGGTGACGCTTTAACGGATGCTGATTTTAATGTAGCTGTCGGTCAACGCGCTCTTTCAGCAGACACTTTAGGCAGTAGGTCTGTTGCTATAGGTTATCTATCTTTACTTTCACAAAACTTTACTTCGGCAACCAATGCATATAATACAGCCGTAGGTTCTCAGGCAGGAATGTTAGTCACCACAGGCGTTCGTCAAACTTTAATTGGCGCACTAGCCGGTGACGCTCTAACAACTGGAGATAACAACACCGCAATCGGCTACAACTCTTTAAGCACAATGACTGTGGGTGACAGGAACGTAGCAGTTGGTGTAGGCACGTTAGCCACTGCAAATGTAACCTCAAACGCTGATACCTACAACACCGCAGTGGGTTTTGATGCAGGTAAATCAGTAACCACAGGCGTTCAAAATGTTCTTATGGGTGCTTTAGCAGGTGATGCTTTAACTTCCTCAAATAACAACCTTGCGATTGGTTATAAGGCACTTAGTGCTGACACCGTTGGAACAAAAACTACTGCCATAGGTTTTGAAGCTCTTATGAGCCAAAACTTTACTTCAAATACGGATAGTTTCAACGTGGCTGTGGGTTACACCGCAGGTAGGGGAATCACCACAGGCACTGAGAATGTTTTAATCGGTGGTCTTGTAGGTGATTCAATCACTACTGGCGAAAGAAATACCGCTATAGGCGGTCAAGCATTAAGCAGCAATACAACAGCATCTGCTAACTCCGCAGTGGGTTACAAGGCATTGTTTGAAAACACGACAGGCGCTAATAATACTGCGGTGGGTCAAGACGCTTTAAGGCTTAACACCACTGCCTCTAACAACACAGCCGTTGGATTGTCTGCTTTACGCGCAAACACCACAGGCGCTAACAACACTGCTGTCGGACACTCATCAGGAACCGCAGTAACAACAGGCATTGAAAACACTTTTCTTGGCTCTGTTGCAGGTAATGGTGTTACATCTGGCAGTAAAAACGTTTGCATTGGATATAATGTTGATAGCGGTAGCGTAACTGATGAACACGTTATCGTTATTGGTCATGGAATTACAGGAAATGGCAATGACTTTAGTTTCGGTAAAGCTTCCCATGTTGTAAGTAATGACTTTAACGCTGACGCTAACTGGTCACGTTCTTCAGACGAACGACTAAAGAAAAACATTACAAATCAAACACTAGGTTTAGATTTTATCAACGCCCTTCGGACTGTTAAGTA